AGGGACTCGAATATTTTTTAGCGTGGCCTTATTGAGAACTGTTGACATATTGACGACCATATATAGTGTAGGTGTTGACATATAAAAAATGCTGTTATCTATCTCAGATTTTGCAAAGGTCAAAGGCTTGTCGCGGCAACGGGTTTCTAAGGCTGTGCAAATGGGAAAGTTAGAGGGCGCAGTTGTCAACAGAGGGAAGAAAAAGTTTATTGACAAAGATCTAGGTTTGGAGTTGTGGGATCAAACAACACCTATCGCGCATAAAGTTAATATCCCTACGCAAACAAGAGAAGAATTAAAGAAACAAGTTCAGGATATGCCAGCGGATTCAATACCGGACTTCAATATTTCACGTGCAAAAAAGGAATTTTATCAGGCGGAACTTGCAAGGATACAGGTGTTGCAGCAAAAGAAAGATTTAATTAGTGCCAAGGAAGTTGAGAAGAAAAGTTTTGAATTGGCGGTTGGTATTCGTGAAGCGTTTTTAACTTTGCCTGATCGGGTTAGTAATTTATTTGCAAGTGAAACTGATCCAACGGCTATTGATTCTGTTATGCGTCAAGAAATCCATAGCTGTTTAGAGAGATTTGTAGAGGCAGCATGAACCCGTTTCAGAAAGGATTTTTAGAGGGCATTATTCCACCGCCACCAATGACGGTTAGCGAATGGAGCGATAAACACAGACGACTTTCAAGTAAAGGTTCAAGTGAACCTGGCCCCTGGCGCACAAGTAGAACGCCATATTTAAAAGAGCCTATGAATTGTTTAAGCGTGACAAATACGGATGTTGAAAGAGTTGTTGTGATGTTCGGAGCACAACTTGGTAAAACAGAAATGGGAATTAATTTTTTACTTTATACAATTGATCATTGTCCGGCTCCCATCCTTTGCGTTGCTGCTTCGTTGGATATGGTCAAGAGAATGAGCCGTCAAAGGTTAGAGCCAGCCTTTGAAGAAACGCCAGTTATTAAAGCGAAGATTGCACCGCAAAGATCAAGGGACGCGAGCAATTCAATGTTCATAAAAGAGTACCCAAATGGAATATTGATGTTGACAGGTAGTAATTCACCCGCTGGTCTACGTAGTGCCCCGGTTCGCTATTTATTTCTCGACGAAATAGATTCCTACCCTGCGGATGCATCCACTTCCGGCGGGGTTAGTGAAGGCGACCCCGTAGAACTTGCCATTAAACGTACTTCAACTTTTAGCCGTAAAAAAATATTGATGACGAGTACACCAACTTTAAAAGAATTTAGTCGGGTAGAAAATGAATATTTAACTTCTGACCGTCGAAAGTATTGGGTTCCTTGTCCGGCGTGTAATGAATATCAAGTTTTAATTTGGGGGCAAATGAAATGGGAAAACCGCGACGCTTCGACGGCTAAATATGAATGTTCACATTGCGGCGAAAGATTTGATGAGTCTCATAAAACCTCAATGCTTAGACAAGGGGCATGGAGGGCAGAGAAGCCGATGACAAGAAAAACAGCAGGGTTTCAAATGAGTTCTTTATATAGTCCGGCGGGTTGGTTAACTTGGCCTGAATTAGTTGAGGAATTTCTACGGTCAAAAGAAGACGCGCCTTTATTTAAGACCTTTGTTAATACCCGATTAGCTGAAACCTTTGATGAATCGTACCAATCGCAATTATCAGCGGAGGAAATGTTGGAGAAGTGCGAAAAATATTTACCCGGAACAATACCGGAAGATGTTGTTTGTTTAGTTCAAGGGGTCGATATTCAAGGGGGCGGAGGAACAAAGGATGAACGAATAGAAGTCTCTACCTGGGGCATTGCTCCTGAAGAACACATGTATTTAATTCAGCATGATGTTATTTATGGCGATCCAAACCAAGGGACAGTATGGGAAGGAATGGACATTCTTTTAACTTCTGAATGGGAACACCCAAACGGCGGCAAATTAAAAGTTGAATGTTGCGCGATAGATACCGGCGGATTAGCAACAAACTCTGTTTATAACTATTGCAGGGCTAGAAAAGGTTCAGGTGTTATAGGAATTAAAGGAAGTAGCAAAGCAGGGCAGCCAGCAATTGGGCGTGGCTCTAGGGTTGATTTGAACTATAGAGGTAAACCAATTAAAGGCGGGGTTATCGTTTATATGGTTGGTTCTGACACTATTAAAGATGTGTTGTATAGTAGGCTTAAGTTCAATAATAAATTACATTTTCACGCGCAGACTACAGAAGAATATTTCAAACAATTCACGGGAGAGAAAAAAGTATTAAAGAAAAGCGGTAGGGGTACGGAATACGTTCAAAAGAAAAATCAAAATGTTGAGGCGTTGGATTGTGCCGTATATGCCTATTCTGCTCTTAATCATCTTTATCAACGCTATCCAAGGGCTAAATTCTTCCAAATCTTCGCTAATAAACTCTTAAATCCCACTAATTCAAATAGCAAAAACACGCTAAAATCAAAGAATACTATGCCTAAGCAGTCGTATGTCAGAAATTGGTAGGGGGTCTTTATGAATATCCCAGCTTCAATTCGTGCTAACAGCACAATCAAATGGAGGGAAGCAAGTCAAACAGATCCATTTGGCGACCCAATTCAAAGTACTGATTCTTGGGTAATGAAGTTCTATTTAAGAACTAATACGGCTTCTGAGGGTCACACTGCGACGGGTTCAACCTACGGAACAGGATGGGAGTTTTCAATTAGCGCGACAGATAGTTCAGGTTTTGATGCTGGTGACTGGTTTTGGAATTGCGAAGTAAGTAAAGGATCAGATAAATATATTGTTGGAAGTGGATCGTTAGAAGTTCTTCAAGCTCTTGCTTATACAGGAACGCCTGGAGCGCTGCAAGGAAAAAGCCAAATTGAGCAAGATTTGGATTCAGTACAAAGCGCAATAAGAACTTTAGTTAGTGGTGGTGTTATAAAAGAATATTCAATTGGTGGGCGTTCACTTAAAAAATATGATCTTTCTGATTTGATGGCTTTAGAAAGTCGTTTGAAATTTCAACTAAAGAGAGAACAGAAAGCAGACCTAATAAGAAACGGTCTTGGAAATCCTCACCAAATGTTTGTACGTTTTTAAATCATGGGAATCATCAACGCATGGAATGAGCTTTGGAAACCAAACCCAAGAGCTATTCAAAAAACAAAGCGCCGAGAATATGCGGGTGCTGCTGTTAATCGTTTAACAAATGGTTGGGTTACAACAACTAATAGCGCCGATAATGACATTAAGGGCAGTCTTAAAAAACTAAGGAATAGGTCAAGGCAACTTGTAAGAGATCAGGATTATTGCCGTAATGCAATTAGGGTTATTGTTGAAAATGTGGCAGGAACGGGGCCACGCTTGCAAGCTCAAACAAGAAAACAGCGGGGAGGTAAGTTAGATCAGAAAATCAACGATCAAATAGAAAGGGCATGGCATAAGTGGGGTCATGCTTCTACTTGTGATGTTGCAGGTAAGCTTTGTTTTAATGATGTTGTCCGTAATAGTGTTGCTGCATGGGCTGAAAGTGGGGAATGCTTTATAAGAATTATTAGAGGGCAGAAGTTTGGCGGGGGCGACGTTCCCATAGCTTTACAGCTACTTGAGAGCGATATGGTAGATGAGGATTACACAGGTAAAGCGCCAAAAGACCATGAATGGAGAATGGGAGTATTAGTGGACAAGTGGCATAGACCGAAAAAATTCGCCTTTTTCGCACGACATCCCGGCGATACTTTGTTTGTTGGTGTACCTGCAAATGAAAAGAAACATATTTTTGTTGATGCTAAAGACGTTATTCATTTAGCCAAATTTGATAGGCCGGGGCAAACAAGAGGCGTTCCTTGGATGGCAAGCGCAATTCAAAGGATGCACCATTTAGAGGGTTATGAGCAAGCAGAAATTGTTAGGGCAAGGGCTAGTAGTTGTTTAACTGCGTGGATTAGTTCCCCAGAGGGAGACTTAGAAGGTGATGACGTTGTTGACGATCAAAGGGTCTTTGATATGGAGCCGGGGGCAATTCGCTATCTCGGAAATGGGCAACAAGTTCATGTACCTGATTTAAATGCACCGGATGGACAATTTGAACCTTTTGTACGTGCAATGTTAAGAGCATTGGCAGCTTCTATAGGAATTTCATATAGCACTCTTTCAAGAGATAGCAGTCAATCTAATTACAGTTCAAGTCGTCTTGATTTATTACAAGATCAAGAATCATTTAAGGCGCTTCAATACCAATTAAAAGAAGTTCTCCTAGATAGAATCTTTCAAGAGTGGCTAGAAATTGCGGTGCTTTCAGGTGCTTTAAATTTACCTAATTATCAAATTGAACCCCAACGCTATCAAATGGTTAGGTGGATGTTTAAAGGTCACATGTGGATTGATCCGCAAAAAGAAACGATGAGCAACAAAATTGCAGTAGAAAGCGGATTTAAATTACAAAGTCAGGTTTTAAGTGAGCAAGGTATGGATTTGGAAGAATTTCTAACTGCTAGGAAAAATGAGATTGATATGGCTGAACAATTAGGTCTTTCTTTTACAACTGAGCTTAATACGCCTACGCAGGCTAAAGTAGATGAAACATCTAGTAACACTAATGAAGAAAATGGAACGTGACCTAGAACAGAACTTAGTTCAACGTGATTTTAAATTAGAAGTTAGGGAGGTAGAGAAAGAAGACCGAACTCTTGAATTTCCTTTCTCAAGTGAGCAAGCAGTTGCTAGGTATTTTGGGAATGAGGTCTTAGAACATCGAGAAAAAAGCGCAGACTTAACTCGCCTTAATGACGGTGCGCCTGTCCTTTGGAACCATGACCCTAGCGCTGGCGTAATTGGAGTTGTGGAAAGGGCTTGGATAGATGAAAAGAAAAAGCGAGGTTATGCACAAGTTCGTTTTAGCGAAGAAGAATTTGCATCATCTATATATAGAGACATTAAAAACGGAATTATTAGGAATATTAGTTTTGGCTATGTAATTAAGGAAATGGAACAGCGTGGCGACGATCAAGTAGCGACCAGTTGGGAAGCTTATGAAGTTTCAGTCGTTGCAATTCCGGCTGATAATAGTATTGGTATTAATAGAGCTGCTGCTACTACGCAGGAATCGGATAATATACTATCAGAGCGTATTAAAAACGACTCAGCTTCTTCTGAAGCACCGTCCAATTCTACCCCTGTTCAAATGACCACAACTCCGAAAGAAAACTTGGAGGTGCGTTCAGAGGCAATTGACACCCAAAAGGTGATCAAAGCCGAGCGTTCCAGAATCCAAGAGATTCAAACAGTTGCCGCTAAGTACAACCTTAGCGAACTAGGCAATCAATATATTAAAGATGAGCGTAGTGTTGATGAATTTAACGCTGCTGTTTTGCGTGAGTGGAAGCCTGAAGCAATTCAACAAAAAGTTGATGATGCTGACATTGGTTTAACTGAAACTCAGACACGCAGCTTCTCAGTTCTTAGAGCAATTGATTACTTAGCTAATCCTGGTAGCGCTGCAAAGCGTGAAGCCGCTGCTTTTGAAATAGAAGCTTCTGAGGCAGCCGCCGCAAAACTAGGCAGAGCATCAAGAGGCATCACACTCCCTAATGAAGTTTTCAAAAGGGACATGCAAACCACACCCGATACAGCGGGCGGTAATTTAGTTGCTACTGAGCTTTCAGGTGATTTTATAAGTCTCTTAACTAATGCTTCTGTTTTAGCTCAAACAGGTTCAACAATCCTTACAGGATTACAAGGCAACATCTCAATCCCTAGGGCTGGAAGTCAGCAAACTAGCTATTGGGTCGGAGAAGGTTCAAACGTAACTGAATCCGATATGACAATTGAGCAGGTCAATATGACCCCTCGCACAATTGGCGCAATGACCGATATCTCTAGGAAGCTTTTAATTCAATCTTCTCTAGATGTTGAGACACTAGTTAGAAGTTCTCTTGCTTCTTCTGTTGCTCTTGAAATTGATCGCGCTGCTCTTTACGGGTTAGGTTCAAGCTCCGAGCCATTGGGCCTTCATAATGTGACAGGCATCGCGACAGAAAACGTTGGTAACAACGATCCTAGTTTTGCCGATGTAGTCAACATGGAATCTGATATTTCTGTTGCTAACGCTTTGACTGGTTCTCTTGCTTATGTAACTAGAGCCAACATTGCAGGAGCAATGAAAGTTAAGGCTAAAGATTCTGGTTCAGGTCTATTTGTTAATGACAATGGAACCGTTAATGGTTATCCATGTTATGTCTCAAATCAAGTAGAAGCTGGCGACATTTGGTTTGGTAACTGGTCAGAATTGATCCTTGGTTACTGGTCTGGTTTAGATCTTCAAGTAGATCCTTACACAGGCGGTGCATCTGGAAATGTTCGCGTTCGCGTTCTTCAAGATGTTGACGTTGCTGTTAAGCATCCTGCAAGTTTCTGTCTTGGTGCATAAGCATGAAGATTGAAGCCTTAAGTTCTTTTGGATTAAGAGGCGAAGTTGTTCAGATTGGGGAGGTAATTGAAGCCTCCCCTGCTGAAACAAGACAGCTACTTAACTCAGGTCAGGCAAAAGAGGCCGTGGTCTGTGAGGTTCAAAAAGAGCCAAAGCCAAAAGCAAAAAAAACCCCTAAAGCTAAACCCACTATTACCGAAGAGGTAACTGACTGATGACTATTCAAAACTTAGGTTCTAAAGGAACCGCCGTTGACATCCTTGCAAACGATGTACTTGCAAGCTCTGCGAATGGAAGCGGAGTTGACTTACAGGGTTACGAGGGAAGCGCTGCTTTCGTTTTTTCAGCGGAAGCTGGTGGAAGTGGTATTACTTATGCACTTCATCTTGAAGAAAGTGCTGACAACTCAACCTTCACAGACATTACAAACGGCTCGTTCACCACGACTTCAGCCAATACCGCTGCTTTCGAGCAAATCGCTTTAAACGTTTCTGACCTTAAGCGCTATGTCCGTGCGGTTTCTGTAGTGGCTGGCGGAACTGGAGCTGGGGCAGTTAATGTCACTGCTTACGCTTCTAAGAAGTACACAACTTAATAGTTAGATGTCATTTGCTGATGACATAACAAGCATGTTGGATGGCCCCTTTGGTGTTTCTTGCACTGCGGGGGCTACAACTGCAAATGGGATTTTAGACGAACCGACTTCGGTCGTTGCAGGGGATCAGGTCTTATATGTAGACCGAGTTTTGCATTGTAAATTTGCCGACTTCGGAAGCCTCGGCGCTGGCGATAGTATCAGCGTTAATTCTGTGAACTATAAAGTTAGAACAAACGAAAAAGATTTAGACGGCCTTACTTGTCAAATCTCATTGGAGAAAGTTTAAATGGCCTCAAAAAGAGAAGACATACTTGACGCAATTAAAACGGCTTTAACGGGAACTGTTGGAGTATCTACGAGAATCTATAGAAGCAGAACAATACCTCTTGCTCAACGTTCACAACTCCCAGCGTTAATTATTGAATGGAGCAATGACGCAGCGGAGCAAAACACTTCTCTTCCTACTCTTGATTGGTCTTTATCTGTAACGGTTACTGTTCTTAGTTCTGGTGACGTTCCTGATTCTCAGGCCGACGACACAATTGTTTCAGTCCATGCAAAGATGACCGCAGATTTAACGCTAGGAGGTGAGGCAATAGATGTTCAACCAACAACCGTTACTTTTGAAGCAATAGATGGTGATAGTCCTATTGGTGTTACCTCAATGGGATACTTAGTACGTTATAGAACTGAGGTTGATGATATAACTCAATAATTTATTTGCTATGACTCAATAGCGGCTAAATAACAATTAAGGTTTATGATGTAAGCATATTGTTGATCTTGTAGTACTGTGCCAAAGCTAACTAGGAAAAGAACGCTGTTGTGCAAAACAGAAAGCAGCTATGGCGTGGACCCCACCCCTACGGCTGGTAGCAATGGAATCTTAGTCAGAGAGTTAAACATTGAGCCTGTTCAGTCTGATGAAGTTAGCAGAGATTTGGTAAGAAATTATCTCGGAAATTACGAGACCCTTTTAGCTAACACAAGAGTCAACGTGACGGCGGATGTGGAAATGGTTGGCTCAGGTAGCGCTGGTACTGAACCAGCTTATAACCCACTCTTGAAGGCTTGCGGTTTAGCAGTTACCACGGTTAGCTCAACAAGTAATACTTATGCCCCTGTTAGTACTTCTTTTGGTAGTTGTACTATTTTTTGCAACATCGACGGTGTAAGGCATAAGGTCACAGGTTGCAGAGGTACATTTTCTATTAATTGTGAACTAAATGAAATACCTGTTATAAGTTTTTCCATGACTGGGATTTATAACGCTCCAACAGACCAGGCAGTCCCAGCCCCGACGTTTAACGCTACTAAACCCTTGCTGTTTAAGAGTGGAAACACTTCTGCTTTTTCTCTCTTTGGTTATGGTGGCGCTCTTCAGTCATGGTCTTTTGATATGAGCAATGAGGTCATTTATCGAGAAACGATTGGTGGAACAAAAGAGGTGATGATTACTGATAGAAAACCTTCAGGAAGCGCAAGCGTGGAAGCGGTTGCCTTGTCAGCTCATAACTTCTTTACAGATGCAACAGGAAGCTCAACGGGGACGAATACTTTTCTTCACGGCACAACCGCTGGCAACAAGGTAACGATTAGTTGTCCACAAACTGACTTAGGTGCTCCAACTTATGAAGACTCTGACGGTGTACAAATGTTGAACCTCCCATTTGTGGCAACACCTACAACGGCAGGAAACAATGAGCTAAGTATTGCTTATACATAGCCCTGGGCTAGTATTACGTAAGCATATTAAATTTAATGGGTTTTGTTTTAGATCAATCGGGTACTTATAAATGGCCTGTAACTGTAGAAATTCCTGTTGATGGTGGCAAGCATGAGCAGCATAACTTCAAGGGTGAATTTAAAAGAACAACTCAATCACGTATAAAAGAAATATTGGATCTAGTTGGGAAGGGTGAGTTGGAGGACATTGACGTTGTTCAAGAAGTATTAGTTGGTTGGGAAGGAATAGAAGATGATCAAGGCAATGAAGTTACATTTTCAAAAGTAAAATTAAAGCAGTTATTAGATGTGCCAATGGTTGCAAGTGCTATAGGAAAAGCTTTCCTTGATTCAATAGCTGGAGCAAAAAGAAAAAACTAATAGACGCCGCTGAATACTATTGCAAAGGTGGCGTAATTGATGAAACGCAGAAAGACGCGGAAGTATTAGGGATTGTTTTGCCTGAACAAGAACCTGAAAAGGATTTTGAAGTTTGGCCTGAAAACTGGGATGCAATTGATTTATTTTTTAAATGTCAAACTCAATGGAATACGTCCGTAGGAGGTGTAACTGGTTTAAATTATGCAAGCGTATTGGCTATTATAGATATGTATAAATATACTGATCCTGTTTCTGTGTTTGAAGATCTCCAGGTATTAGAAATAACGGTAATGGGTCTTTTAAATAAGGAGTCGAAATAATGGCTACTAAATTCAATATGTTGATATCTGCGAAAACGCAGGGCGCTAACGATATTAAAAAACTTGGTAACTCTATGCAGGGAGTGCAAGGGAAAGTAAAAAATTTAAAAATGTCTGTTGGCAATTTAAGCCAAGCTTTCAAAGTTTTAGCGGGTGTAATTGCTGCGGGTGCTTTTACTAGGTTTATAAAGTCTTCTATTGATACAGCAGATTCTTTTGACAAGTTAAGTAGACGGACAGGCGTGGCGGCTAATACCTTAATGGCTTATGTAGACGCTGGACGTTTAGCAGATGTGAGCCAAGAGCAAATAGGCAAAGGTTTATTAATGTTGTCTCGCACAATGAACGAGGCAAGCCAAGGCGTTGCAACTTATAAGGACGCCTATGATGAATTAGGAATAACAGTCACGAAGTCGGACGGTTCCCTTAAGCAATCTGATACCGTTCTTAGTGAAATTGCAGAGAAATTTAAAACAATGCCTGACGGCCCTAAAAAGGCTGCTTTGGCAATGGATCTTTTTGGTAAGTCAGGAGCGCAATTAATAACTCTTTTAAATGGTGGCACAGAAGCTTTAACGCAGTTCAATTATGAAACTTCTGAAAATTTCGCGGCTAATGCTGCTTATTTTAATGACCAGATTGCAATTCTTGCTAATAACTTTGGAGGATTTAGGAGACAACTAACAGATGCTTTGCTTCCTGCCTTGAATGCAATTTTAGAAGCATTTAGCGAAGTATTAGGAAGTGACCAAGATTTCAAAGGCTTTTTTAAATTTATGGAGGTAGGTATTAAAGGCATTGCGTCTGTTGTGTTGGCAACTGTTCAATCTTTCAGGTTTTTTGGTCGTGTTATTCAAGATCTGGTAAAAATAGCTGGGCATGTAGGGCGTGGACAATTTGGAAAAGCTGGCGAAGTTATGACAACGGGGTTGGCTGATACTCGCGAGCAATTTAGAAAAGATATGGAAGCACAGATGAAGGTTTGGTTTGGTGCTTCTTCTGCTCCTAGTAGTTATATTTCCCAGCCTTTAAAACAAATAGATATACCAGATTTTCAAGAGGGTGTTACTAGGCCAATTAAAGAGGCAAGGGCTGAACTTGAAAAAACCGCTATTACTGTTGAAAAGGTTGAGAGTGGTTTAAATGATGCTTTCGGCGAGAGTTCAAAAATTACTGTTGAACAATTTGGCTATTCCATACAAGGTGTAAAAGCATCTATGCAGGATGTGGTGGTAAACGGTTTGAAATCAATGGAGGACGCTTTAGTTGATTTTGTTACGACAGGAGAATTTAATTTCCGTAATTTTGCAAATAGCATTATTAGAGAGATGGCAAGAATTGCAATACAGCAAGCAATAATGAAATCAATAGGAGGATTCTTTGGAGGATTATTTGGCTTTGAAAAAGGTGGAGCTTTTGCTCAAAATGGGATTCAAAAGTTTGCGCGTGGCGGCGTAATTAAGCAGCCCACAATGTTTAGATATGGTGGCTCTAATTTAGGCATCGCTGGAGAAGCAGGGCCAGAAGCTATTATGCCTTTAAAGCGTGGTAGAGGTGGGCGGTTAGGAGTAGAAGCACAAGGCGGAGGAAATACAAATATCTCAATCTCTGTTGATGCGTCAGGTTCGAGCGTAGAGGGGCAAGGTGAACAAGCAAGGCAATTAGGTCAAGCTATTTCTCTTGCAGTTCAATCCGAACTTGTTAAACAAAAACAGCCTGGAGGTCTTTTAAATTAAATGGCAACTTTTCCTTCAATTGAAGCCTCATATGGTATTCAAAAATCATCTAAGCCTGATGTCAGAACTGTTCAGTTTGGTGACGGCTATGTTCAACGCTTGAGATATTCGTATCTCAATAATCCAAAGGTATGGAGTGTAACTTTTAATAATATTACTGAGACAGATTCAGACACAATAGAAACTTTCTTGGATGCTAGGGCATCTGATGCAGCCTCTTTTGATTGGACTCCTCCAGGTGAAGGTTCAGCCTTAAAGTTTTTCTGTTACGAATGGAATAAAACAATTAGTGTCCCAAACAGGGCGACAATTCAAGCAACCTTTACCCAAGTTTTTGAACCCTAATGGCTTATACAGCATGGAGCGCTAGTGCTTCTATTTCCGTTGGAGATATTCGTTCAGCGACGACTGTTCAAGCTAGTGGTCTTGTTTTTAAATGCACAACCGCAGGAACTACAGGATCAGGTGAGCCGCCTTGGGGGACAGATATTGGTTCCACCGTTACAGACAACACAGTTGTTTGGCTTGCTGTTTCTAGCATTTACGAAGATATTTCTATATTTGCGCCAGATAAAATTATTGAACTATTTGAATTAACACCCCCTTCTGGAGTGAGTTTTTCTAATTATTATTTTCATAATGGATTAAAAGAAGATTACAGCGGGAACGTTGTTTTTAATTCAAAGACTTATACAGCAGCACCAATTAAGGCTGAGGGGTGGGAATTAAAGACCAGGGGAACATTGCCAC